GTATCTGTATGCTAAGAAACGTAGGAATATATAGTAAGTGCATATTTACAAGGCCACCGCCCATCTGCACACCACCCGGTACTGTACCTCGGTTTAGCTTCTTAAAGTTAGAACGTATCTTCCATTTCATGAACTCTGGTAAATGCTTGATGTTAAAAATTTGTATAGCAGTTGCTAGGCTTGTCTGAATGTTGTCAGGTGAATCGTCTAACATATGAAGAGTCTTTTCAACCTGCGCGAAATCTGTAGGAAAGCGAATATATTCGTCGCGAGGACCGCAAGCATCCATACTAATAGCAAACTTAACCTTTTTAAACTTCTTCCATAATTCTAGCAGTTCGTCGTCAACTAGTAACCCGTTCGAGTTATATCGAAGTAATATCTTATCTTGGTAGCCTTGTCTTACAATTTCTTCAATGAACATCTTATGCTCTTTAATCATGAGTGGTTCGCCGCCGGCAAAGTACACTTGTTTAAGGTTAGGGATTTGCTTGTACATCTCCTCCCAAAATGTGTCTTTTTGATGCCACTTATTGTCAAAATTAGCCTTGTCAAATTGAAGTTGTTGCTTAACATTATCATCCTCGATCTGAGGTAATAACTTCTGCCAATCTTTAACCCATTTACTAGAATCATGTGGGCTACACATTACGCATTTAATATTACAAGTATGACCTAACCTTAGGTCAAGGTATTGTAATTCTTCTGGCACAGTGCCGTCTTCTTTAGTTTGTTCTATTAAGTAAGGAATATCCACATCGTCGCGATTCCACGTTACTGTTTCCCAGATTCTTTTGGACACAACTCCTTGGCTTTCTTCTTTGAAGCATTTAGTGCAACTTGCAGGAACTTCACCTTTTAACATTGTAGTGCGCACACTTTTCATGTAATCGTTGTTCCACGCTGACATTGGAGTGTCTTTACCAAAGTTAGCAGGTTTGCCGTCTTCCATTTTAACTAAGCCTACTTCGTGATCTTTTCCTGCGCCGCTTGCGTTTGCACTACAGCACAAGCGCATATCACCGTTAGGGCGAGTAGCAAAGTGAATCCACGGTAGTACGCAGTAACTCTGCGAACCCGAAACGGTTTCTATTTCTCGTTGATATTTTCCTAGTTGGCTTTCTTCGTTATTATACCAGTCGTTATTTGTTGTCAAGTGATATCACCTTAATAAATTGATCTTTTGGCTTAGGCAGCTCCGGGGTTTTCCCACAGGTTCTTGCGCAAGTTATTAACTTGTTTTGTGTCCAGTAATAATCCCAAGCTGTCTGCCAGCTTTCAGAACTAACTATCTCATTAACTGATCGATCCAATGCGTTTGTATTACCTAATGTTTGTTTTAACTCGCGGTACTGTTCTAACATATGATTTCGGTACTCGCGAGTAATATCAGATGCCGGCGCGTAGTTGTACGGAGCACTTGCGAGAAAGCAGCACGGAAACACGTTTCGATACGCATCGATGTATATCTCTTTAGTGTGCTGGACATAACAACTAATCTCAGTATCACCCAATACTTTTCTGTAATTCTTAACAGTGTCTTCGGATATAAAAGGAAGTTCCGAAGACGAAGGTGGTTCAATGAAGTACTGCGTTTCTCCGGTGCGGTTGTATACTGGAAACTTAGGGCTACCTACAAATCTAGAGCTGTTCTTCTCAGTAAACAAAGCAAACCCTAGGTCTTTGGCACGGCTCTGGGCTTCTGCCACTTGGTGCTCGTTATGCTTAAACTTTATAAAGCACCACTCAGCGTGACCGCCAGCTTTAATAAATGCAGTTGCATTTTTAATAATCCGAGCATAGTCTGTACCTATACGATAAAGATGGTGGGTGTCTTCTAGGCCATCTAATGCAAAAATTACGTTATGGTTCTCGGGCATAACCTTTGCTAGTTGTTCCCACCAGGCCGTGGTTCTAGCACTGCCGTTTGTATGAATGCGAATATTTAGACTAGGATTAGTTTGTGCAGCATATTCGATCATATCAATTAGATCTACGTTAATTATAGGATCACCAAAGTTGCCGCACATATAGAATCCGCCAACTTGACCTAATAACTCCGGAGTTGCAATCTTCTTAAAATCGTCAGTAGACCACTCTTGATTTTTTATTAACGGATTATCTTGGCCGCCGTGATGGTTTCTGGAACACATCGGACAAGCTGCCTGGCACTTATTAGTTATTTCAAAATGTATGTCTTCGAGTTCTGAGAACTTAAACAATTTTTCTCCCTATTAACATAAACCGTGTATAAAGCGGAGTCTCTAGCTCCGCACAATGTATAACTTCTATTCCTGACTGTTCTTCAAATTCTTTTATTGTTGAGGCACATCGAATGTGCTCTGCACACTTAAAGTAATTATTACTCTGTAGCACAATCATTGCCGTTACTGGTACTAGTGCTAGCCAGCTATTGTATTGCTCTTGTGTTAGATGCTCGCATATGGTGTTGACAACTATGTCAGCACTGTATATCTGTAAAGTTGAATCGCCGGTTATTGCCCGGAATCTGCCTTGTATCTCTTGTTGTTTATTTACCGTACAGGCAGTTTGTTCGCAGGCGGGATCAATATCGTAAGAATGTATCTCACTAATGTTTAGATTACTATTAAATAGTATGCTAGCAAGTACTCCATTCCACCCACCATGAATAACGATTTTCGACTCAACTGGCGTTGCGTAACTTTCGAGAACTTCTGCCAACCACACCTTAGATCGAACTTGTCCCTTCCAAAAGCTTTCGAGCGCCCTATCACGGTCACCGGAGTTGCGCACTGCATCCATCCAAAATAATACATCTTCAATTTCTACTTTCATTTTTTTCCTTGGGGATTTTTGAATCTGCAGAACTTACGCAAGTCGGAGTAATACAACTTGCCGGTTTCTTAAATAGGTCAAATCCATCTTGAATAGTTCCTAACGGAGCATCATGGCAGCTATAAGATCGTTTAACTTCTCCGCCAGGTTCGCGTACAATGCAACTTTGGAATCCTGCGTTACAGTTCCATCCTCGAAACTTATTAAAACCAAATGCGTTAAACCTCTCTGCCTGGTCTATATAATATGTGTTACCTTGCGAATCTTCTATTCGAACCTGAGGAGTAACCTTTCCAAGGTGCTGTTGGGGGAATCCAATTTGAAGAAGTTCTTTTTGTGCGTCAGTGTAACCCTCTACTATAGAAGTTGCTGTGTCGTTGCTCTGTGGCTTTAGTGTGACGTTTATGCCGCGGTCAGCAAACCTTGCACATCTCTCATAATACTCGTCAAACAGCTCAGGTACCATTACCTGGTTAATAGTAAGGTGTGTGTTATTGTTAATTAGCTGTAGGCATTTATCGCCAAACGCTTGTTCGCTTGCAAATTCTGCGTGAAAGCTAGCCGTAATACTACGGCGACTGAGAGCATCAGTAGCATCGAGCCACTTATTCCACCATTTACTGCCAGGGCTCAGATTTGTAGTCATGTGCAGACTTTGATATTCTGCAAGGTCGTCATTTACGTAATGCTCTACTAACTGTCCAAACTTTTTATAAGCAGTTGGTTCACCGCCACTAAACGAAAAATGAAACTCGGTAAATCCGTTCTCTCTTGCTTGCCGTTTTATTTCAGTTATTGTGTCTTTGTATGCCTCTAAAGAACGATGGTCCGGTGTGCTGGATCGGGCGTATGGCCAGCAGTAAGAGCAATTATAATTACAAAATCTAGCCAAAATCCAAGATACAGAAAACAACTTATTATCCAACATTGTTTGCTGTCCGAAACTAGTAATATCTTTAAACGGGATATCTTGATATCTCATATGTTACCGCAGTACTCCTCTAGGAATTGTCGGTGCAGCCAACTAAAGTCGTTTATGTTGGACAGCATAACGCTATCTTTATTAGCAATTCCGTAGTCTCGGCCTGCTGTTGCACCGTTAATTGCGTAATCTCCAAACATTGCTCCTCTACCGCTAGTGCACCAAACATCAAGTCGTTGTTTAGTTTCTTCGTCTACTTGTCCTTGTATTGTTTTGCTTGCTAGTTTAGCACACTCTCTAAATGCGCTTCTCCAAGCAGAAAAGGCATCTGTATTAAAGTTAGTGATATTAGATATTTCCGGGACTGCTTTGAATTTGTAACTGATACTGGTTGTCATGTCTGTTGCCGTAACATCTACTCTCTCTGTTAGCAGTCTAGGAAGCAGCTTGGCAGCGCCGTAGCCGTACTCTAAGCCGTTTACCGGGTTATGACTGCGCCACACATGCACACAGTCCTGGTCCCATTTTGGAGCTAGGTAGTCGAAGCTAAAATTATCAACAATTTCTGCATCACCGTCGACTACCCAGAACATGCTGGTCGAACATTGTTTAGCCGCTGCAATGTGAGCTTGATGAATACCCCTAACTCCATTCACACGCTTTGCTCTAGGCACTGTTAACAATAGTAAATTATAATTCTTTTCTGCGTCCACTTCGTTATAAGATATAAAAACTACGTCATAAGGGTTAGGCGTACTGGCTTGTGTATTCACTTCTTTTTTATTTGTAAAGAATCTATGTTCGATTTCATTTTTACTAACTGCACTGTTTTTGTTTAACAAACAAATGCCATCTTTATAATCGTCGCCGTTTTTAAAGACGTGGATATAGTTTTCTTCCCACTTCGGAACCTTGTAGGAAAAGTCAAAGTCTTCGTTAACTATTACATCTGGCCAAATGGCCCAAAACATCTTTGTCATTGACATTTTTTGTGCTTTGGAAAAGTCTGGAGAACGTTTAGCCGTAGGGTACCGCGTCTTTAAGTTAGACCATTGAGCGCAATTGTTACCGATAAAAACTATATCATACATAACTTATTATATCACCTTTTATTAAATACGTCAACTAGCCAATGCGTCACGACCACTAACGCACTAGCTTATAACGCCTTCCATTCTTTATAGACTCCTGCCATTTCAGGGAATGTTTTTAAGAAATCTGTTCCTCTTCGACGATCGTGTTCGTCGACAAATATAATAAAGTCTTTTCGAAGGGCATCTATTCGATGCGTATCTAACTGTTCAGTAACAAATATATCTTGTAACCTACTAAACTTGTCAGCCTCCCAGCTATAAAAACCATAGTTTGCTTTTGACAAGTCGTTGCAGTCTTCTAGATTGTCTAGTATAAACTTCAATTGCTTACCAATATACTGTACATTCCATTCCGACGGTGCGATCTTTATAGTCTGGTGCTCGGGGTAATTTAGATACGGTACATCTAATATTATAGGAATACTTTTGCGTTTATGGCCACCGAATTCTTTCTTTATTGCTAATATATCTTCCAGAAATTTGTCAAAAGTAAGCATACTTAAGATGTTGTATGTGCACATACAGGTAAACGATGCTTCGGGCACTTCTGTCAACACACGTCGAATATTAAACAACCATTCGTTGTAATCAAGACCGTGCCTAATATATTCGGCTTGGGCGCCGTATGCTTCTGCACTTGTAAAGATTTTAAACTTTTTTACTTTTCCTTCGCTACAAATAATCTTAATCTTATCCATAAACTTTTCAAATAGTGCAGCAGGTACACACATATTGCTGTTAATGGAAAATTCTAAGTTCGGCATCGGGTTTTCTATTATATAGTCTAACATTTTAAATGTGTCTCTAGATAATAGTGGCTCACCACCTGTTATCCTAAAGTGATGCAACTTATCAGAAATATCAGGAAACCACTTCCAAAATGCATCCACATAAGGGTTAAATTCTCTAGTGGGAATAGGAATAGTGCCTTGTTGTTTCATCGGCTCTAGACTGTTAAACGGCGAACTTGTAGGGTATGCCCCGTGTTTTTTTATTTCGTCTAGCCATTTGCTACTAACTTGAGGTCCACAATAACTGCACTTAAAGTTGCAGACGTGGCTGAAGCTAACTTCTAAATAAGTAGGAACAACATCTTCGTCCCAAGACTGTGACTTAACCTCTTTTGCGTAGGGCATTGCCCAAGGTTCTGCTGACTTGTAAGTTCTGTCGCTTATCGCGTCTTTGTTACTATCCTCTACTCGCCAGCAGTAATTGCACTCGTCCGGGCGCTTGCCTTCGAGCATCATCTTCCGTTGCTGCTTTTTAAACTTAGTGTTATGCAAGGCACTAGGATTATCTTTTAGTTCTTCAACTGGAATTTTGTGTGCTACTGGGTGATGACAGCTATGAGTTAAGCCAGCATGGAGGTGTAAAGTTACTTGTTTCCATTTAGCCAAACAAAATCCCGGTCCAACTTCGTCTAGTATCTGCGTTACTGCTATTAATCTGCTGTTTATGTCGTCGCTCATACTTTCCTACCAATAATTCGTGGCGTGTTTTCGTACACTTGCTTAAAGAATTTGGATCCGTCTGCATTAAGATCTGCAATCTCGATGCCAGTCTTGGCCTGCAACAATGCGCCAGTTGCTACAGACTTATCGTTAGCAGCAGCTTCGTCTGTGTCTTTGTACATAGAATTCCAGTAACCGGTTAGGTATTCAAAATCTCTAACCTGTGTATAATCCCAATCTGTACAGTTAGTTAGGTATGCGCCTTCTCGGGCACCTAACATGCTCCACGTACCGTTTTTCGTGTCGGCACCGATGTTGCACCATACTAGTAATCTCTGGTAATTTTGCCACCAAACATTCTTTATGGTCGGAGCTTTAGCACCTTGGTCTAAACTCATCTTTACACCTTCTCGAAATCCTGCACGCCATGCTTGGAACGGTGTCTCGTTTGTGTAGCTAGTGCTATAATTCGCATTAAACTGATAATACAAGTGATTAAAACAAAACTCTACCACACTGCGGTGGTCGTCTTCAACAGCGTTCTCATGTGTTTTCATCTCGTTAACAAATTTACGAGTCCACATTTTTAAGCCGCCGTTGCCGTACCGCAGTCCATTAACATGTACATTGCCGCACCAACTAAACACGTGGTCGGACGATAATCCTAGTTCTTCCGTGTCTACTTCTACGTTTAGAAAACTAGAGTCAATTATGTTATCAGCATCTACAGTAACAAAGTACTCAGTTTCGGATAGCGATGCACAGGCTTTATGCGCTGCATCGCTACCTTTAACGCCGTGTACACGCTTAGCCCAAGGCACCTTAGAGCAAAGGTCTGCGTAGTTTTTTTCTGCGTTCGGCTCGTCATAGGATAGAAAGATAATATCCTGATCTACAACTCTTATCTTATTACTCATTAAAGATCCTTTTAAATTGGTACGTGTCAAATCTGCGCGATGTATATACACTTATCGGCTGTGAGGTACTTTCAAATAACATAGTAAACGGCAGTACTACGTAATTATTACGAACTATGTCACTAAGCTCAACAAAAAGAGTTTTGTAAAGAACGTTCGGATCTCCTTTGGCCGTTATGCTCAACATCATTCTGTCACTTATGCCTACACCTTTATTTCTTAAACTACTACCTAGCCGTGCGCCGATGTGTATTTTCCAGCACGTATTAACGATATCTTGGACCACTATAATGTCCGGATCTTCTATCAATTTAACTGGCATTTCGTATATAAAGTCGTTTATTGAGTTGCCAACAATCTTATTATCATTTCGTTTGGCAAACTCCATCTGTTTGAGTTTAGTGTTATATCTTACTTCGTACTCGTCAGCTAATACAATGCCGTCAAGTATATCCTGTACTTCAGCAAGTTCTACCGGAATAGAATTTTCTTCAGTGTACTCTTTACCTCTAACACCTATAACTGTGCCAGTCTTTTGGTCAAACTTAACATACATCATCTTTTTAGACATTGTTCATATTTCCGTATTATTTCAGCAGTAACAAAGGTGTTTTCCGTATAATGAAACACTCCGTTCTGTAAATGGTTACCTACCTTGAGTCGAACGTCATCAGTAAGATACACACCAATACGTTGTTGCCATAGATCCGGTACTGATTCCCAATCCTGTAGAGCAGGTTTCATGTGCTTAATATGCGGCGCTGAGTAGCCAACATTCGATATGTCGTCGTCAATATCTAAAATGCGAGACACAATAGAAGTAGTAATGTCCATGCTAGGTTCTGTCGGGTAGTGTTCTTTGCAGAAGTTCCCGTAAAACAGTTCCCAATTTTTAGTTACTAGCTCTACCCATTCATAAAACGTATGTGCTAGCTCACTTTTTCTAAAATAGTGCACCGCGTTATAGAAGTTGGGTAAGTCATTCTCACGAAATGCTGCCCTATACGGATTCATTTTTTCATCTACTAAATTACCGCGATAATTAAAAACTTTGCAAGGGAAGTAAAGATCATAGTTGTCAAGGAATTTCCAAAACGACTCTTGATTGTCTAGTACCAATATGTCACTGTCTAAAACAATTGTTTGATCGTAAGGGGTGGCATGGTACAGTTTCCAGCGGTTCTCTGACTTAAATCGGCTGTTACTAGCCTCGTACCAAGGCACTTTAATAATCTTGTCAAACGCCTTTTCGTGCTTTTTGAGAACCTTGTTACTAGTAACAATGCTAACCGGGTATTTGTTACCGCTGGCCTTGATGCTTAATGCACAAAGGTATGCCTGCTTGACATACTCTTTTCCTTCTGCGTATATTAAGAAACCTCTACTGTTCATCAATGCACCTATTTAAACTAAACTTATTCATTACGTGGACGTTAGCATTCTTTATTCTAAGAGCTGTGTATTCGCCGTTATGTTTGGGCTTCTCTAGCAATATGAGCAAGCTATCGCTAGCAATCTGCCAAAGTATAGATTTATCTGTAACGTAGTACAACTTCCCGGGCACCGGCATAATAAAATTGCCAGACTGGTACCCATTCATAATATGCGCTGCAATACTGAACGAGAAATCATTTCTATACTGGCTGGTACGCAGTTGAAAAATATGCCTATAGTGATCCCAATTATCTTGTATGTGTCGAACTAGGTCAAAGAAGGTTTTGTTAGTTTCGGTTTTACGAAAGAAGATCACAGTCGCCCAATAAAAATCAACACTAGTGTCTGAGATAGTAATAAATTCCTTGCCCCTATCAATGCCAGTAATGTCAGTGCTTTCTTTGTACATTAATAAGTCGTTTTGATCCGAAAAACATTTTAAGAATATGTCATTACAAATTACAACATCGGTATCTAAAACTAGGGTCTCGTCGTATGGTGATAAATTGTACGAGTCTGGTCTGTCACCATTTCTCCAACGAAGAGTTTTAGAAACCATAGCACCGTCGTAAAACACTTTATCACCAGGCATGTCGCTACAGTCTGCTATAATAACGTGATCAAATACAGATTCAGCGTCCGGATACTTCCACAAAAGGTAGTCTTTACTGTCCGTAACGACCGTAGTCGGCAGGCTAAGATATTTCGAAACTCGGCGTGCGAGGAAGTATGCCTGTTTTATGTAATCAATTTGATAGTTGTTGCGAGCAAATACCAGTACACCTTTACTCATAGTCTGTTAGTTTCTCCACAGAACGATTGTTCTTAAGTTTAGTGTACTCGGTGTGAAACGTGTTAGTAGCAGAGAAGTAGACGTCCATAATGTCGTCTAAGAACGCTTCTAAGTTTTCGATTTTTGCAGGGGTTTCGTTATCGTCAACTAGCACCACGTTTTCAACGTGCTCAGTTTCTACTAACATAGTAACAAATGTTAGTAGCTCTTTGGTCACAGTAAACTGGGCGCCAGCGTGATAAAAAATGATTTGTTCACGGAACTGTTCTTTAAGAATGCGCTTTTGGTTGTTAAGCGTAATCATATAGTTTGAAAAGTCTAAAGCTTTTTCGAGTCGTTCATCCATTAAATTCTCCTAGTCATACTATATATTATGACATAAGAGCACTCTTGTCAATCGTTATTGGAAACTATTTACTATTACGAATGAAGGAAACGGAACTTCAACTGCGGCTGCTGCGCGTTTGCCGCCGTACCTCATAACAATATCAGCAGTTACTGGTTCTTTAACTCCACCATACACGCTGCCTCGGGCAGTGCCATCTAAGTTACTTTCTGGTCCACCGTCTACTAGTTGCACCCTAAGTTTAATAATAGAAGCAGTTAGCGCCCGTGCTGATATTGACCAATAGCTGTTTGTGTACACGCCGGCGTCTGCACGCTTTCTAAAAATTTCAGCATACGCGCTGGTTAGCTGAGAATTTCCATAGTTACTACCTTGTGCTAGAGTAACACCACTACCGCCGGCATTTGAAACACTAACCGAATCATGATTAATTCTTATAAGACCGGGATTCTGAATAATCTGTTGCCAGCCTAGGTTTCGTGTGTAGCTAGGCGAACCAGAAGCTAAGTTATTAATTACTCCCGAAATTTCTAGTTCGCCGCCAGAATTAAAGAAGTGGCGACGAGCATCAGGAGTAGAAAACCGAATTTCGATTTCGGAAGTAACAGCACCGTAACTCCATGATCCAGTACGCTGATCAGATACTACAGAGGGAACGTACTCTTGTTGTCCAGGAACAACAGCGTACCTATTTACTTCTATAGCACTCATTGCAGTTAAGTAATCTAAAAACCCCTTAGTCTGGTCAGGGTTGTTAAAAGTATAACTTCCGTTAGAATTAAATGTGAGATCAGTGCCACTTTGTGCTGCGCCAATTACGTCACCTACGTCAATTTCGACAAGATTTAGCAAATTACCAGTTTGGTGTGTGTACACCAACTCTATGTCATTCCGGATCTTTTTCAGTCTGTCAGCAGTCACTACAGTGCCGCCGCTTACTGGGGCACTAGAGACCGGCTGCCCGTATCCGAATGCGGCTGTGCCGTTGCCCAACACAGTTGCTATTCTGTTCTGTAAGCTGTTATATTCTGCTGCTAAGATTCGCGAGCCTGGAGTAACTGCCATCATGTTTCCTTGTTAACTATGTAGTTTATTTATACCTTGAGCACACACTCAACCAGGCCTTCTTGAGCGGTTTCTTTACCCTCTAACGCAATACCGACCATTATTCCGTTAGTAAGTGCCATTTCAGCAGACCCTATGCCGTTATTAAGGACGTATACAGGGTCTCCTTTTTGTACGCTACCTACAACTCGAACCGGAACTCGGCCTTTTAGTGCCAACGACTGTCCGTCTGCTTCGGAGTTCATTAAGAAAGCAGGTTTTTCTGATACTACGCCAATCGGAACACTACCTGAACTAGCAACAGTTGTTTCTTCTGTTCCTCCCACTGCCATAATAGTGCCCACAGAGTATTCATAGTCAGTTGTATATTTTTCTGCCAAGTCAGCATACTTTGCGCTGGTGGCTATTCCGTTAAATTCACTAGCAAAGACGACGTTGTTTGCCGAACGTGCAACAATTGTGTTAGGAACAGCAATAACAGAAGCACTTAGATAAGTAGTTCCGCTAAGGAATAGTGAATCTGCTTTGCTGGCTCCGCCTCCACTAAACGAATCTGCGTATATCTCTTTAAATCGGAGAGTAGGAGAGCCTAAATTAAATGTATTTGTTGCTCCGGGCAACAAACCTGTGCTATTAACTGTTAAGCTATGAACTGAATTACCCACAGCGTCCATTGTTCTAAAGTGTATTTCGTTGTTTGCTCCGCTTTCATTGCGAATTACACCACGTAACGGATTAGGACCACCAGTAAGTGCCTCAAAATTGAAAGCACTTGCAATAGACATTCCCGAAATTCCCGTAGTGATTCGGTTTACAAAGTCAGGATTATCAGCTGTTATAAAATCAGCAGCTGGCCGTCTGTTTAATGAATCTGCGTTTGTTGCAGTTCCTGTAAACCTGTAATCCGAAGTTGTATATCCGTCTGTCGAATCCCTTAGAGTAATGCCTCGATTAATAACGTCGTAGCCAGTCTCACTTAGGTCTTCGCTGGTGTTTATTGTAAAAGAAGTAGCTGAAAAGATTGAAATTGGGCTGTCATCAATAAACGCAACTATAACATCTCTTGGACTGCTAGTGCTGTCTAATACAGTTTGGCTAACCATCTTTGTTAAGCCTGCTCCGACTCCTTCAGGACCAATAAGTACAAACTCAATTCCGTTGTATACATAAAGTTGATCGTTGCCACTATCCCACCAAAAATCACCCGTGCTTAAACCAAGCGGTGCCGTCCCAGTTACTTCGCTGCCACCGGTAGCCCGCCATATTGTTCCGTCATAATACTTCAATTTGCCCTGGCTGTTGTCGAACCATAGTTGCCCGCTTAAGGCCTTTGGCGGTGGATTTGCGCCAGAAAAGTTCTCTAACAAAAACAGGAAGTTTTCGTTATGAATCTCGCCGTACCCGGCATAATTTTTACCAATGAATCGAAGATCGGTACTCGAGTCAATTGTGCCGTCCTCGACCAACGTCAACAACGTCCTGTTGTATCTATCTATCTGATAAGCCATGTTTGCATGTCCCCTTTATGTGCTTTTATTATTTATCCGATGCTAAGTTCTAAACAAAGCAAAACAATTAATCCGGAATAACAGGATATGTGTTATCTTGTGTACCGGGTACGTTTTTAACTGCCCATGCTCCGATACTGTTGATCTCATAAAGCCTAGTTATCCTTTCAATAATAGGAGTATACGGCACTGACAAGTTAGTTGGCAAGGAAATATCCTCAACTACTTCTCGTGTGCTAAGGTCAGAAAACTCATCAGCCGGTGTATATCCAGGAGCATTTGGGTCACGGGCGTCTACCATAGCCCTTACATACGTAATATCTGACGGAGTACGAACGTCTATGCCATCGATTACTTGACTAGTAATATAACTAGTAATTATTCGGGCCTGTTTTCCAGTAAACCCTAAATCTGGCGGAAATACTTGAGTTAAGTGAGCCACTATATTGGTGTTTATAGTAGTCGGGTCTCCCCAACCAGTGATGTCTAGCGAGAATATAATAGGAGCCTTATTAACCTCTATGTCAACATAATATTTGTTACTAGCATCGGTCGCTGCAAACGGATTGGCTAATTTAGTAATTCTGTTGTTGTCAACATCAATGTTACCACCTACAGCAATAGTTAACCCGACGTTGCCAGACCCTGTTCGTGTTATTACGGCGGCCGGAGTGTTCGGGTCAGCGGCAGTAGCTCCGATTCTTACTGTGTTAATATCTACATAGTCTAGTACACCTACTCGAGTTAATCCGGTGGCAGTAAGTATGTCGTCGGATAAACTATTCTTATTAAGCAGTGTTACTCCGCTAATTTTATAAGACTTGCCTTCAGCTAAGTCCATATTTTCACTTGAAGTCCAACTGTTAGTAGAAAGTCTCCAGTCAAACGTTTTTTCTTGGTCTCCAAACAACGTAATGCCGCCACCGTTGGCCATAGCATCTGATATAGGAGTTGAATCTCCCGAAGCGCCTAGTTGGATGTTTATATCTTCAACACGCAGGCGCTGAACCTCGATATCAACCCTGCTTCCCTCTACGGTTAGGTTTCCGGTGATTCTGACATCTCCAGCAACATCTAGGGTATGTTCAGGTGCTGCGTTAAAGATACCAACCAATTGCGGCTCTGTAAGGATAGTAACTGCATCCGTTGCTACTGTTGAACTGTTAACAACCACACGAACATCTTCATTATTTGCTAAGTTTTCTATTACTAGTCCATTAGACATAGTAAAAGTTGAACGGTTGTTGCTACCGATAGTTAGGCCCACGGCGTTGTTAATAAGAAGGGTGCCTTGCATAGTTTGATCTATGTCTTTTCTTAGCACCTCTTCAGCCGGAAACTCGATGTTAGTCTGAGTTATTAAATTTTCAGAGCGAGTAGAAGTTCCTCGATACTTAAATGTGTTCGTATTAACTAAGTTATATCCTGGATATATTATTCCAGTCGGGTTACTTGTTGAAACTAACTCCTGAACAATATTACCAATTTCAGGCTTTGGTGTAAATTGCTCTCTAGCCACAATAGCCTGTAACATCTCACCTACTCTTATTACAAGCACAGTTCTAGAGTTACTATTAGTGTCCTGAACAGTACGTACCTGTACTCCACTAAGTCCTTGTTGGAGGGTAAATTGCGGCCCAACTAACCGGAACTCTCCACCGTCGTACAAAAATAACTGGTTTCTGGAAGTGTCGAACCAAGTATCGCCCGGGATCGGCTGCTGTGGAACACTTTGACTGACAAAACTTCCGGCTGCTGAAACAAATTCTTCACCGTTGTAAACTCTTAGTTTGTTTAGGTTAGTGTCATACCACAACTGACCGCGTAACGGAGCAAGCGGCACCGTTGTGTTTGCAAAATTCTCCAACATTTTGATGAAGTTTTCGTTTATGTACTCTCCGTAACCGGTATAGTTTTTCCCTACTAACGATATATCAGTAGTATCGTTGTCTAAAATTCCGTCCACTAGTTCGGTTAGTATAGTGCCGTCTGTTCTATTTAATGTATAACTCATTTATACACTCCCTGTCCAAATGATATAATTAACTGCGGTGTACGGATTCATTGTAGTAAGCGGTGCCCCTAATTCTTCGCCTGCGACGGTTCTATATCCCTTAGTAGGAGACTGATCAAAGAAACCGCCGTCATCAATATCGCCACTTGTTGCAATTCCCGTTGCAATATTAGACCCTGGACTAAGGTTAAGTGCTATTTCTTGTGGATCTGCCGAAGTATTACTGGTTATATTTCTAATCGCATAAAACTGTTCACCAGCATCCGATTGCATATCGTGTTGGTGTTCTGGCAAATTCTCTTTCTTAACATCGGCAGTCTGATTACCGCCTGAATTACCTAACGTATCTGCTGCGTTGTCAGTCACTCGATTTGCTGCTGTGCCGCCCATTCCGTCAAGTCCTAGTGGAAATCTTCCACGAAAGTCCGGTAGTCCAAAGACTAAGGTAGACGATAATCCTAGATTAACTAGTTCGGCCGTATCTAAGAAGCTGTGACCGATCACATTAAACAAGTCAGTGTACATACTCTGAGAAACAATAGACCCGTCACACAACAACCACCCAGGCGGAGCTACTGCGCCACCATAAGGAACAAATATTCCAGTAGGATTTATCGGTACACTTGCTACTAGGTCGCGTTGTTTAATCTTATATAAGCCGGCACTGGGCCGATCAATAAGAAGTTCGTCGTCACTGTCGATGCGTAGTGGTCCACCATCAACTAAAGTTGCTTCGTCTTTACTACTAATAAACGTGTTACTAAGGACAGTATTAAACTCCTTAGGAGCACTTGCGTTACCGTCGAATAAAACTGGTGCAGAGGAAACGTCACCAGTTAACGCAAAACTAGTAGTGCTTATTAACTTAGTAGCACTAGACGCATTACCCTCTACTGCGCCAATTACGTTGCCGAGCAAATTACCAACAAACCTAGAAGCAGATATTGAATTATAACCAGATATTTTTGATGTCGTGTTACCAGGACCAATAACATCGCCAGCTATAGTTAGTTTGCCGGTTACTTTAAGGTCCTCGCCGATATATAAACTCTTTGCTATACTGGCACCGCCTGCTACTTGTAACGCGCCTTCGTTTAATGCAGTAGCCGGCGCAGTAGAATTAACCTTAACTGTGCTACTAACACCTAATGTGCCAGTAATATCTAGAGTCTCTTCTGGCCTTAGGTTGTTAACACCTACAACAGGTCCTGAGGTGCCCGAGGCATTATCACTATTAAGACGAAGGACTGTCTTATAATCGGTATCTCTTTTAACCTGGAAGTCGGTCCCGGCGCCACTAGAGTTGTTTACAATTAGCCCGCGTTGGCCGCTAGTCTGTAACGTTAGTTGACTAGACTCGCCCACTTTGATCCCTTGGTTATTTCTAACACTGAATATTCCGTTAGCCGTAGTATCAATGTCGCTTCGTAAAAAGTTAATAGCAGGAATGTCTTTATTTTGTATACGTAGCGACTCCGCAGTCTCCGCAAGACCGCGAAACTTAAATGTTCCGGCTGGTGTGATTCTTGTACTAAGATTTATGCCTACATTAATATCTCTGAACCCGTCAATAGCAGATTTTGGTCTAAACTGACTTACTGAGAAGATAGTAACCGGTACGTTGTCTACATCTATAATTAACACAGGGTAATTAACATTATCTGTTCCTGCGAGTACTGTAACTCGAGGCCCGGTAGATGATCCCTGCGAAAACTCTGGTCCAACTAACAGCCAGCCGCTGCCTGTACTAAGATACAACTGTTGACTAGCTGTGTCGGCCCATAAGTCGCCAGCAACGGCGTTATCTGCTGCTGGCGACGCCGATGCTTTAAATATGCCGCTTGCTGGTGACCAACGAGTACCGTCGTAGATCATTAATTGGTCAACACCATCCGTTGTGTTGTACCAAGTCTGGCCCTCTACCGGGTTTAAAGGTGCAGACGAGAACGCAAAGTTTTCGAGCATGTGCAACAAGTTCTCGCCCATCATCTCGCCGTAGTTTACATAACCTTTGCCCGGTATACGTAAACTAGTATTATCGTCATTAAAAGATCGCTCTTCAACTATAATTACACCTTTGTTAAACTCGTCTGTATAGTTCAAGTAATAAGCCATTACACGTTTCCTCCGCTAAGACTCTGTACTCGGACAGTGTAATCGATCTGTATTAATCGGTTGAGTGACTTTTGTTCTGGGTGAAAAATAACGTGAGTAAGTAACTTTCCAACAGTTTGCCCGGCAACCGGTGCACTTCTTAGTCCAATCTCATCAAATACAAACATAGAATTTGTATTTGACGCAGTATCAAATGCATCTTGACCATTAGGCTCGCCGTAATCTAGCAAAGCAGTCACAACAATGTCGGTATAGTTTGTACCACTAACGTGTCGTGTTTCAATCTTATTTCTTGTAGGATCTAAGTTGCTTGCGTTACGGTCATCAACTACCTTGCTGTAGGTCTGATTATACAGACTAGCATTAGTACCGGTTGAGTTAGGTGTTAAATAGGTAATAATACCAGTCGGGTCTATACTAGTGCCGCCATTTCCGAAACTCATTTCCGAAATTGGGCCGGTACCAGCGTTGGCTAAACTTTGTGCCAACGCTATACTCATATTTTCGTAATGTATAGCATTCTTTTTATTAACAAGAACTTCGCCAGTTTTCGGATCATGGATCTTAAGGTGTCCTTGTATAAATACGCCGTTCATTTCATTTATCATGTTTTAATTCCATTTCTGTTAAGTGTATTTATTCAGGCAGCTTACTTATACTTCCGCGCAAGAAATCAACAATTGAATTGTTAGCATCTTTAAGCGCAGTTCCCGGATCACTCCAGAGCTTACCAGTTTTTTGTACCATTACTATGCGGTCGTCTGTTCCAGGTGCTATCAGTAGTTCTAGACTAACGTTTCCTGTTACACTGTCTACTATGACATCAAACTGATTTTCAGTAACTACATCGCCTGCTGGGCTATCTGGTGCTATTGCTTGAACAATATCACCATTCTCGTCTACCATATCAAACTGATAAACCTGAACAGCGTTCTTGCGCAATCTCTTGCCGCCTACAAACACCTCAAAGAAGTCTTTATAGGTTTGGCCATACCGTAAGTTAAATCCTGTTAGGTTAAATTTAGTACCATATACAACCGAACTACCGTCGTTTTCAATTACTTCGCTTACTAGCTCGTCGTTATAAGGTATGTTTTTTATACTACTGCTATCAACAATAACTGCACCGGCCGAGTACATATCTTTTACTCCTGTTCCTAATGTGCCTCGACGTAGCTGACGCAATTTGTTATTAGCTTCGTCTTTAATGAAATACTCAATTCGCTCGCCTTCAATAAAGATGATGCCGGGCTTGTTTGTACTTCTGCTCGGTATCGGTAATCCAGACGCATCAACAACCGAAACGTATAAATCATCTGGGTACAGTGCGTCAGCTAATTCCTGGCCACTATCGTTATCGTATCTCTTGTAATGAGTTCTATTAAGAATGTCTTTAAACTTACTCCATGCCATTCTCTGTGTGCGCACTTGCGCAGAGAAGTGGATTATATCAACTTCGTCGCCTATCGACAGAGCAGTAACTAGGTAGACTACACTCTTGTCAATAGACAAAGTGTAATCTGTTGACGGAGTTAGTAACTTACCATTAACTGCTACCCATACATACTGTGTACCGACTGCCGGAGTATACAGGCTTATTCTTCCTCTTAATAGATCTGCATACGTGGTAAACTCTTCCGAGCCCGGTGTTAGTGAACTAGTTTCTTTTACTGTGTACCCGATCCTGTCTATGTCAAGCACGTTGTGGTTTGTAAATTGATACACGTTAGCACTGTTTCCTGCTGCTACAGTGTCAGTGAACGTTATTTCGTTACCATTTATGAAATAATCTGCATCTTTAGTGTAGTAAGCGTACAGCGTGTCACCAGAAGTAAGTACTCCTACGCCTATTCTAATTCCACTATTAGCAATGTCAACAACAAAGTCAACACCTCGTTGCAGTTCTACAGTGTTATTGAACACACGTACTAGCGACGGCACAATAGTAGCCTTTGGAATTTGAAACGTATCAAACTGGTAGTCCGATGTGGCTGCGTTATCTACAACAAACTGTTTACTATATCCCGGATTTTGAATCATACCGCTAACATCAACTAGTGTAAAGAACTCAACTGGTTCTTTAACCTTAGGAGTTTGTGATAGTATAAATGTTGCCGAACTATCGTCCCCTTCAAACGTGTCTCGTAACACTCTGCTAAAGCTACTGACACCGTTTGCTGAGTCAAATACAGCATAATCAATAACATTGCCAGTTGCGGGTGCAGTTACAAAGCTAAGCACAACTCGCCCAGTTTGCTCTATAGCAACTACGTCTGCTTCTGTGTATATTATTCCGTTAACCGTTACAACGGTGTTTAGTGCCGGCTGCCATGCAACACTAGTTAGATATTGGGTAGTTACTCCGTCCGATATTATTGTATCAGTGTCGAGCACATTATTGCCGTTCATGCCAACTGTCAAGATAGTCAACCTTTGTCCTGCGTCAATAATTGGATCAAGTGTCACAGTAAGTGACTCATAATCAATTGAATACAAACTATCAGCAAGTATAGTACCGTTGACCTTAACTATAACAGCATCTAAACTATTTGGCACAATCCCTAGTTCGTACGTGTCTTGTACTCCATTAGTAATGTAGTTTTGATTAATAATCTCGCCTTGGCCGTCGCCTATACGTTCGAACACCTTAATATCAACAGTGTCAAGTACTTGTCCAGGCACCATCTCTTCTGGACCTGAACTAGTTGTAGGAGTAACAAAGTTGTCACCGTCAACGATAATATCTTCTGCGTTTAATCCGGTTGCATTGCCGTAATCAAGGCGTCCACCAGATAACTGCGTGTCGTAACTTGCTGGGTCAGGAGCATAGCTCCCGTCACTAGTTGACTTACGAACGATAAACACGTCGCCGTCGGCTGCCGGGATAGCCCAATCGTCTAGGTTAAATCTAGTAGTACTGCCGTCGCCGACTATTGTCGGAGTCATTGCATTTTCGTTTACTGGTATTGTTGAGATATCGTATTCTGCTTCGTCAATTCGCACTCCGTTCTTATAGATATTATACTCAATACCGTCCTCGAGAGGAGTATCAAACTCAAGTACAATAGTGCTACCGTCTAAGCGGAATACAAGATCTTCGTAAGTAGTGTCGTACATATCCCAGCCGTCGGACGACCAAGCATCGTTGTCCCATCCAGTTGATGTATCGAAATCAAAGCTCTTAACTTCAACTCCGCCGTAGTCCACACCCGACATTAGCTGCGGAATTTTCGCGCCTATCATTCCGCTAGTCGGTGCATATAGATGCTCTATACGCTCTGCTGCCATTAATAGTTCTGGTGACTTATTGTATTTTACTACTACTGTTGCTCCAAAAGCAGGAGGACTAGCAAACTCAATCTGACCTAAGTTTCGAGTGTAGGATAAGCTAGTGTCTACTACGTTCTTGTAGGTGTATTCGCTTCTAAGAGCTTCTTCACCGTCGATTGTAACAGCAACCTTGTTAGTTTTTAAATCCATAGGCCAGTTCAGCGCGAACGCAGTGTTTGCTCCTGTGCCCGTAATATTCTGTTGCTGCGCCAGAGATAGGATTGCTACAGTTCCCGACACTCTGTCGAACTTAACACACACTTTCATGCTACGTACTACCGACTCTCCTAGTACCGCAGTAGCCGTTGCAACTATTCCCTCGCTATTTGCGGGAGGAGTAATAACTACTCTTGGCGTACTAGTATATCCCGATCCTTGTGTAACCACTTGGATCTTAATTAGCTGACCTTTTCCAACATACGCTCGAGCTGTTGCTCCACTTCCGCCGCCGCCTTCAATTGTTACTATCGGAGCATAAAGATACTTTGTTCCGGCATTTGCAATTGAGATCTTAGTAATCTTGAATCCAATGTTGTCTCTCCAGTTCTTGTCCGGATACGTACTAAATAGACCATCGGCACTAACTAGTTCGTCGTTAACTACTCTAACAGGAACTGGCAGTATCTTATCTTCGGCTGCATTATAGCGAGGAGGTAAGTCAAAGTCCGTTACTACAGAATTTGTTTCTTCAATGCTTTCAAGTGCACTTACATACTCTCGGATATTGGTCTTGTACGGCTTTACCTCTTCAACGTATTCGTTGTAGCTTGGTAAATTGCTATTACGGAAAGTAACCTTCTGTTCTAGAGAACCAACATTGTGCTTAGCTTTTACAAAACTAGTCTTAAATGCCCAGTCTACATTAAGCTGTTCTGAAAACACGTATCTAATACTTGAGAAGAATAGCTCGTTATAGTCAACTGCTAAGTCATCTGTTAATAAGTCTTGTTTAAGTGCCTTCATAATTAATCTAATTTCAGTAGAAGGCTCTGTATCAAAGAACTTACTATCGTATCTGAATGTATCAAACCCTACAAGGTTCTTTGAGTTATCATATAGGGCAGCATCGATCTGCAAAGTTCCGCCCTGACGACCTATAGTTTCATAGTTTATGGTAAAGTCAAATGTATCTACATCGTCGACCTTCCTTAGTAGTACCCATCCACCTGCGCCGATATTAACAACTTTAACAACGTCGCCGATACTATTGTCTAAAGCAGGTAACTGGTATGTGCCTTCAATTAACTGGTTTACCAACGTAAACTGATTATTGCCTTCGCTGTACCAGTCAGTATACTTCCAGTACTTCTTGACATCATACTTTTGAGTTTGTGTACGTTGCCATTCGCTAGCTTCGCTACTCCAGGAGTATATTGCCCATCGTCCGCCAATTGTTGAATCAGATCGAACAAGCGCACTAATAGGACGAACTGTTGCAGTAATATTGTTTGCATACCCTTCTCCAGGATCAACTATGTCATAATCAGTTATCTGGCCTAAGTTGTTTATAAACAAGTCTAAGTCAAGGCCTGTACCTGTACCGTAAACAGTAACCGTTGGTCCGTTTCTAGGTGCGTTACTAGCTATATCGTGTGCTAGGTCTTGGTATCTTCGACCGGTATTGTTGATAGTAACTCCGATCACTTTGCCGTCATCAACTTCAACAGTGATGTTTGCTGTAGCTGCTTTACTGGTTCCAATAAACCGAAGTTCTTCTACCGAATCAATAGCATAGTCATAAAGCTTATTACTTACTGACGGTATAGGATCTTCGGACAACATTGTAGCTAAGTTCCGACTATCGACAATTGGCTTTTTCATCAATGACAGATTAGCACGCTCGACTACTTGCTTGAGTGCCTCTAATCTGTTAACAAACCAGCTTTGGCGTGGGTAGAATAAAGTGCCGTACATCTGTCTAGGACTTATACTTGGGTCGGGAACCACGCGACTTTGCTCATCGTATCCTACTAAACTATCAACCCACTTGCGTTCGATGTCTTTCTTAGGAACACTAGTACCAAGCCCCTCTGATAGTAACTGATACTCATCGTGAACATTCTGTTCTTGGTTTTCAAGTGTGAAATAACTTATCGCCAATGCAGTATCTTTGCCAGATATTTGGCTTTCTGCATTGTGTATTACAAATCTATTGCTAGCAGTAAAATTAACAAACGAGTAACCTTCCTGGAACGGATTTTCAATTAGCCGCGCAATGTTGCCCACACTAAGCGTTCTTCTAATGATATTAGGAGTAGTGAATTTGTTTGACACCCAGAAGTAATAAACATTACCAAATGTCTTTGCAACATAGTCGTATGTTAACTTTTGAGAATATACAGCATCACTATATAAGCTCTGACCACTTATTCCTCGAGCAATGCCTTCATTTGTGTCTGCAAGAGCATCCCACTCTGACGGAATAACAGCACTTTTAACCCACTCGTAAACGTCAATGCTTGCCCCAGGAAGTAAGTCGTTCCAGTTAGCACTTTGATACACTGCGTCGCCTTGATATGGCGAAGCAAATCGAGCAGCACTCAAATCCCACCATACTCTACCAACGTGCTCCTCTTCCCAGTTATTTGCTTCGTCAAAGAATCGCGTGTCGTCTGTAATATTATAACGAGCAGGATCGGTAAATGTACGGAAGTCAATCTGTTCTGCTGCCGGGCCTGCAATTTTACCCTGACGCACGTCAATGTAATCCAGGTAAGACACTAGTTGATTATCTCTAGTATCAAACAAGAACAATTCTTTCATCTTATTTAGATCAACTATCGGTAGTGGTGTTCTTATCTTAGTCCAAGCACTAACTCCTTGTACTCGACGGAAGTCTGACATTGTACCTATAGTATCATCTCGGTTAGCGCGCGGAAGTCCTACATATATATGATTACGCACAGCAATCATTGTTTCGCCAAATTCCGAAGACTTCGCATCAGCATATTCTAATGCGTCAGCGTATAAGAAAGTGCCTTCAACATTATCGTAAATAGTAACACTACCAGAGTTAACAATAGTTGTCGAAAAGCTTGTAAAGTCGTTGTCAGCTGAGGTCTCACTACTAGCATTTTTATCGAATGTTGTCGGCAATACAATGTCACCGTTAAAACTAACTACCGAAATAGCAGTGTCTGTTGCACTAACTTTGTAACCGAACATTTCAACAACATCGTCTCTTGGTGATACTAAAGTCTGCAATAGTACAAATTGGCCTGCATCTAACTGATATACACGAACTCGACCTTGGTCGTAATCATATACATCACTACCTGGTTCTCCTATAACTAGGTATTCGCCGCTCGGCGACAACGATATGCTCTCGGCAAATCTAGTATTAGGTACCACAGTATCTATTATTTGATTCAGTACATATCGCTCATCTTGTATTCTATAAACTAACACGCGATTATTTGTAACTACATCTTGACCTACTGTTTTCTTAGTAATTACAGTAGTTGCTAAAACTTGACCATTAGCCGAGACCGAAGTATCGGCAGCATATTCAGTCTGCCCAGTGTCAAAAAACACGTTTTCGCCGTAAAGGTCTTCCGTTAGTACGTGAGGTACAAACGGCTCTACTGTAACGCGGTAGTCTATCATATCCCATTGGTCAGTGTTGTTAGCAGGTCTTACTGAATTAGGAGAAACTACTGTTTTTGCACTAAACAGCGCCACGGCTAATTTAGTCGGAACAAAACTCTGTCCTGCTTCGTCTTTAACTTCGTATACGTCAGTAACAATGTCCCCAGTATCAAATGTAACCGAACGCTGGATGTTAAACCAGCTGCCGCGGTATTTTGGGTCTATATCGAGTGCCCAGTCATATTCATTGCCGTTGCTGTCAGTACCGTGTTTTACTACGTACACTCTTCGGTTAGTCGAGATATACAGTCTATAGAGCTCACCATGCTGCGCAAAGTCAAGGTCTTTTGCTGCGTTTTCGCCAGCAATTGCGTCAGGAATAACAAATGTCCCCTGAGAATCCCAAGCGCGGCCTGTTCTTTTATAAACAGTATACGCACCTTGTTCTGCATTGGTTCCTGGTTGTCCGTCGACATCAATAGGTATATTGAATACTTGCTTCCAATCAAGACCTTGCGTTTCTGGATACTCTGCCAATTCTCCTAGGCCTTGCACCGTTGCTACGTCATAGAACCAATATTCGCCGTTTACTAAAGCAGCGTCATTAAAATTAGCAGTATCGGTTACTTGGAAATCTAAACCTTTGTCAATAACTGCTAATTTGCCTATAGTATCATTTGACATAGAAACATAACTAATAAGACCAACAACCCGCACAGCACGGAATGCCGTTGTATCAAACTCAAGTGTGTCAATCATAAGCGAATTAGTTTCTTCAAACTCACCAACTGTGTTCTTTAAGTAAACTCGTCCTTGATCACCATACTTCTGATAAAAGACTACGCTCGCTCTTGCTCCGGTACTATTATCAAATACCTCTACATCCTGGATGCCAAGCGAACCGTCGGGTTCGTAGTAATCAGCGAAGCCGTCGTAATCAACATCAGTATCAACCTGGGTGCTAGTAAACGTAAAGTCAATGTAGCCGTCCCATAGGTCACTAACAGTATGTACGCTGCGATCAGCTATAGTAGTACCATTTATGTAATCGTACATAAGGCCGTAATTTTCTATATTGTTAATACTGTCAGGACTATCAGTATCGTTAACCCATATCGTAAAATCAGTGCCTACAGTATATTTGTCCTGAATTACACTATCATTTTCGTTAGGCTTAGGCAAACGTATTACCCATCGGCTGTCCGGGTTATCTTGCAGAATTTCTTGTTTGTCACCTCTATAAGATAAGCTAGTAATAAAGCTCCGATCCTTGTCAGTTCCGTGATTATTGACTGTATCCAGAATATTAGTAAACTCTATTTCGTCAATGCGACTCGGCAACAATGCTTGAGCAAAGTTGTCGTTGGCTCTGCGGTATTGAATATAGTCTCGGTATACTAGGCCTGTACCAGGTATACCGTAATCAGATAGTTGCAAAGTTGTATCCGGAGAGTTTTTATAGGTCACCGAAGTCTTTATAACCCAATATCCTCCAAACTCTGGGTTGGCCGGGCCACTTGGCTGCATGTAACGACCTACTTCTAGGTTTTTAGAAAACAGTATTCCGGATTCTCTAAAGGTGCCTTCGACGTCAATTATATATAATACTGCACTAAATCCTTTTGAGTATACATCGTACACTGTTCCGCGGCCCGAATCAGTTTCTACTACGTCACCAATAACCGGAACAATGTAAGTAGTATCTATGTATAAAATGTTGTCAACCTTCTGTTCAATCTCGTGTTGACCAGCATTGATAAAGTTACTAGATATTGCCGAAGTAACACTTACCGGAACATCAAAAGAGTTTCCAAAAGGTTCGCGAGCAGTAAACGGATCCACTACGTCAAGACTAGATTTATCCGTTACGTTGGAGTAACTGTTCCACCTTAGCACTAACTTGTCAACACTAACTGTTTCTGGTAGTCCGCTGTTCGGGTTTTCTAACACCAACTTACTAATACTGTTTAAATATGCAGCGTAAGGCGCTCGTATTAGGAAGTGGTCGATATCTTCTACACCCGGAATATACGGAGCTCCTTGCATTATTAATTTAACAGTAAACGGAGTTGAATCTAATATCTTGTTCTGCAAAAACGCATAACTATCAAATGTATTAAATGAGTCATTAGATCCGCTAGATAGGACAGGCCTAATTGCCTCCCAGTACTGGTTGCCGTAGCTAACAATGTCGCCAGTAGCATAATCAGTAATAGGAAGGTACTGTCCCACAAACGGAGTCACAATGTTTGATGCTGTCGGTGACCCTACTGCAAGGAAGTTACCGTCTGGACTAATTGCAACACTAGAACCAAAGCCTGCTCCAGAGGACGCGCCGTTACGCAGTGCAGACGGTTGCGACAATTCTGTCTGGTACTTTAGCTCATTTGACTCTGCTCCTCTGGCGTATATATATACTACACCGCTATCGCTAGAAGGATCACCTATAACAACTTTAGTGTTATCTCGCGATGCTGCTAACGTTCTAGCATAATCGGTGCCCGGTGACACTTTTTGTAAATTATCAATAGAATTTGTTTCAGAATATACTTCTTGATTTTCATAAACCGACCAGTCATCATATGAATTTCCGTCAATCCACACGCGCTGTCCAGGAGTTAGCGATTGTTGTACTACTGTATTTGCTTGAACTAAATCTAATACGCGAACACTTCTTAACGTACTAACAAAGCCCGAGGCACCTGTTTGGTCTGTTATTGATACTCCGCTAGGCACCGTCACTGTTGCTGCACTCGAAGTTAACTCTTCAATCCTATAGAAGTTATTGTTTGTAGATAGAAGATTTTGTACTCCTATGTATTGCCCTACAACTAAACTCTTAGTATTTGTATTAAACTCAATAATAGCCCGAGCATCCGAAGTTGCTTCGATGCTAACTGCTCTTAGGACAGTTCTAACGTGCTCCAAGACATCCCAGTCTTCGGTAAGACCAAAGACCCAGATGTAATCACCGTAACCAACACTAGTTACATCGCCGTCAAGTATATCCGATGCGTTAGGTACTCTAAACGCCACGTCGTCTACTCTTACGTAACCTGCAGATCTAAGCTGAAACGGATTCTTTTTAACTATAGGAAACGGATTGCTATTGTATCCTTCAGGCGTAGCGTAAATCTCAAATGGGCGCTGGCGATAAACATTGTCTACAGAATTTTCTGGTAGTCGGTTGACTAGCTCAATAGGCTGCGGTGATAATTTAAACTGACTCTCGTCCAGTAACACCTCAATAAACTCTGCGTTGTCTGTGTCGCCGTATCTGCCAAGACGTATTGCCCATTCTTCGTAAAACTCTAAGCTGTCTTTGTCAGCTGACCCCAATGCATCAAATAACTTAGATAACGCATTCACAGTCCCTTTATCCTGAATAAATCCTTGATAAAACTTGTACTGCGAAACATCATCATTTATAATATTTTGTAGATAACGGCGCTTCTGGTAACCGATTAAATGCTGAGCGTGTCGTTGTTGCTCAACGTCAAAGTTATCAGTATCCAAGTCATAAAAGTCTGCAAACTGACTAATCCTATAGTCAAAGTTAGGTATCAGCTTAGCTTCTGGACGGTCTTGTAACCGCTCCCATGCGTTTGCTATAAACACGTTAGTACCTGGAACATCATACGTCGACACATAAAAGAATTCTTTATATTTTACTAGAGTGCCAATTGAATAATCAGTCCAGGCTTCCCAATCTACTACTACTGCGCTGTCGTAAATGAACCCAGGAATATCTAATGCGCCGTTCCAGTTGTCACTTCTGTATCCAGTTACCCGAATACGTTCTTGCCTGTACCCAGCTTCTAAGTCATATATGACGTCATTAAACACTGAACGGTTATCAAGCAGGATTACATGTTCTTTTTGCACTAGCGGCAATTTAATGTGATAGATTCCGTCGGCAGTATTTAATGAGCGCAGGCCAAATTCGTTTTGATTACTACGAGAAATACTGCTAAACTTTCTTTCTAACTTACTGCCGTTTGCTGCTAACAATGAGTACGGATAGAAGTTGTCAAATATATCGTCAACTACAACATAATCGCGGCTAAACTTAACTTGTTCTGCACTCGGACTTAGAGTAATAATGCTGCCTGCTGACCAGTTCTGAGTAGTCCAAAACAAAAACTCTTTAACACTGTACGTCCAATTCTCTACTTGATTAGTGTCCTTGTTAAAGAATTCAAACGCAAATCCTTTCTCTAATAGACTAATTTCGTACCCTAATAAAAAGTCAACTACATCTTGCACAGTAAGCAAAACAGTACCGTACGATAACTCTCGAGTTCTACTTTGGAAATTCCTGCGCAGAATTGCTTCTCGGCCGCCAATTTGTGGTAGCGAAGCAATCCTACTAAACTTGTCAGTGTCGAATACGTTATTGCTCACGTGCGACTCAGTAACTCGATAGAACAAACTGTTATATCTTACGTTCTGTCCCTTAACGTACTGCTTAGCAGCAGCCCAGTTAACGTACTGTTCGCTCACTCCGCCGATGTTTATTACAGGGTCAGTAGTAGCCTCTATTGGCGGATAATATTCAAACGATGGGTTTTCTCTGTTGTAACCTTTTACAACAAACCCCGAGTCTGTCTTTTCAATAATTACACCGCTATATGTTACTACGTCAACTGGCGAACTAGTGTTCAAGAATACTTGGTAGTTCTCTATTGGCAGGAAAACGTTTCCTTCGTTAAGAGGGTTTCTGCTGTCAAGGATTAAACTAAACTTTTCTTTCTCTGTAAAGCCACCAACTTTAATTCTTAGCTGGTTTGTAATTCTACTAAGCTGACTCTTATAAACATTGTGCTGTCTTTCGACACTGCTTGCTAAGTAATCAAAGACGTAGTTTACTAAACCACTAGTACTAACGCGATTAACATCATCAGTGCCATTAGGAAATACAATGTCCTGTAAGCGAATTACTTTGCCAGACTCAGTGTAAATAATTTGTCCTACTTGGTTTCTTTTCACTCTTGACAAGTCAAAGCCAGTTGCAAAAGTAGTATGTGGCTGATTTAACACTCTTGCAGTAATAATACTGAACGGATATTCAGAGCCGCGGCGCCATGCAGTTTCGGCAGGAGTATAGTCACCAAACTTAAACAGGGCTTTAGTTAACCTAGTAACGAAGTTTCTAGCATACCCGCTATCTAGAGGACTTAGTAGGTTGCCACTATCGTCTACCGGAATGTGTGTTAGCAAACCGGGACGAACGTATTTCTTATTGCGCACAAGTGCTGTGCCAGGCTGCCGCAAGATGCCGTACTGTAAGTCTTCCCACAATATTAGGTTGTTTCTAGTATAAGGTGCCGGCCCGTAAACTTCGTTCCACCATGTTGGCTTAATCGACAATCCTAACATTTCCCAAGGATGAGTGTGCGGACGGTCTGTGTCATATGCATGAGTATAAACTGCTCTCCATGTACCGGATAGATTAACACCGGACGGCGACAGCATACTCGAGTAATTAAACGTAAACGGATTAGATACGTCAACTTTTGAGTTCGAAGTATAATCCGGGTCACCAGATACCGTTGCCCATTCAACAAAATCAGCAGACATTGATCGATTAATTGAATCTATTGTGTATCCGGTATTTCTAAAATCGCCAGGAACAAAGTCATCTAGATCAAATAAGTCTGTATTATAAGCCTGTTTCAAGTTGTTATAGACTCGTAACTCAAACTCAAGAATAATATCATCTCGGTAATCATTATATGCAAGCACAATACTACCGTCATGACCTTGAATAACTGTCTGCGGAGTTTTATATGTGTTGTCAACAAACATTTGGGGGAGATAAGCAGGATACAGGCCTAACTTAGTAGGAGTAGCAGGAATATATGATCCGTCAGTAGTATCACATTCTACTACTTCAATCAAGTCGCCTTTAGTAAGAAGTGCGCTAATGTCCACAAACCCTTCTTTGTTAAAGGTATAGTCTATTCCGTGTATTAGCTGCACTGAATTAAGGTACACAAGGACCGATTTTGCACTAATTGATTCAAGAGTAAACGGATCTGTTAATGCATAGAAGTTTTCACCACCTGCTGGAACTATATATTCCAGAGTGCGCGATGCTGTAGCACACAACATGTCAGTAAAATAGAACGGCATACTTGCACTTTTATTTGCATTAACGCGACTTAGGGTTAGGTCTAACTGCTGACGAGGAGTGCCATCAAATCCTAGATCTTCGGCAGTCTGTAGTAGTACTCTCTTAAACTTAGCGTACTCAGATCGGCTGTATCGCAATGCCTTAACAATGTTTGCGTCTTTATCAGTAATGTGGTAATTAGCAAGGTTGAACGGCCCAGTGTGCTGAACAAATCTTTGGCCGTATGCATCTAGCTGGCCGAGATCTCGCAGGTTACTTGGTCCAGGAAATTTACCTTTAAAGTTTGCAACATTTGCAGCAATAGTTTCAACATGGTCATTTACTTCTCCAAGCGTAAACTCGCCAATCTTGTTGTTAAGGGGATTTCTTTCTAGGTTGTATGCAATCTCGTAGTACCCGATGTTATTTTTAGAAGTTGCACTTTTCAACTTTAGTATAACATTAGAGTTAACTGGTAGTAATTTATTAAACACAACTACCGCGTTGCTACTAGTACGGTCTATAGAATAATCCGTATCCAATAATTGCAGAGATTGATCTAATACTACCTTAACGGAGAGGTCGGCAATCGAACTGCTTTGGTCATACACATCAATTACAAACTCGTTAGTAGGTTCTTCAACAATGTATTGTCTAATAACTGCTTGACTACTCGGTGTTTTTGTTTTAGCCCAACCATTCTGAACGGAATAGTCGTCAAGGTTCGAATACCGTCTTAGGTACCCTATGTCTGTTTCTTTAGTAAACAGAGCGTCGCCTTCTCGATACATAAAGTTTTCGTTGACTAACGAAAAGTTAAACTGTAGGTCTCCAACGTTTTCAATAGTTCGGTAACTAAGAGGAAATCCTAACTCGTGGTCTACGCTTCCCGTGCCCACCTTGTATTCAAATACAGTGCTACCAGTAAACGACGATTCATCATATACCAAAATGTCACTAAACTCGTTGCCGGCGCTGTCGTATAAGGAAAACAAAGGTGACTGATTGTTCTTAGTTTTTTCTTGAGTCTTCTTCCAAGTAGTTCCGTCAAACCAGTATAGCTTACCTTGGTTGCTATTTCCAGTAGTAACCAATACGACTTCATTAGTTATTGGCTCAGCATCAGGTTCTTCGATTAACGAAATCTGCTTATTGTTGTTATATTGTACAAATGTTACGCGATAAATCTTTCCACTTACTCTTACGTCAGTGTCAGCAGTAAAAAGAATGCGTTGACCTTCAGCAAGTGCGACACCGTCGACGTTATAACCGATACTGCCTTCTACTGTAGAAAATACGTCAGTAGTATAGTCATCTACTAAATCAACATCGTTCTTAGCTTGAGTACCGTAGTCAAACAACCTAAGACCGGCATCAAATTCGATAATAGGACGAGTTGCTCGCGCAGACTGATCAAGATCGTCAGTAACATTATTATAACGAGCAGCAGCAGCTATAGTACTAGAGTGGAACCAACGGTTGTATCTCGACCAAGCGTTTCGGTCCCCGCTAGATCTGTTTATTACAATATAGTCCTTGGTGCCAGCATATCCGTTTGAACTATCAAATGGTAAGTTGTCCTAGTCACTAGATCCCCACGGTACTAAGATGTCGTCTGCATACGCAGCCGGAATAACTAGATCAGTTTCACTTACTAGCTTAATTCCTTCTCCAACGCCTTCAACATACCATTGGCCAGTACTGTATTTCTCCGGAGTAGCAGTACCTAAAAAAGACACCTTTAAGCCGTTTGTAAGAACTACGCCATTCGAACTAGTATACGAAGTCTTGCCTAAAATTTCTTCTTCGACGTTAATTGCAGTGTTTTCTTCGATGTTAAAGATTCGAATAAACCCGCTTGTATTAATATCACTTTCGCTCAAATAAAACAGATGATTAGGGGCTTCTAAAGGAACTGTAAATTCAATAACCCCCTCTTCAATGTATTGAGGAGCAACTTCGACGCCGCTTGCATCAAAGAATCGTTGTCCTTTAGTGTACTCACTTGCAATATTAATGCTTTCGTTGTCAGGATCAGGAATAGAAAAGTTGTTGTCAACAGTAAATGCAATAGGAAACCCAGGTGAGTTAATCTCAAACCTGTAAGTTTGCCCACGATAGAGTGTTAGTGTAGGGTTAGAAGCAAGTCTGCCCGAGAATTTATACGTAGTGTTGTCGCCTTGGTCTTGTGTTACAACACTGTACGAACTTGTGATGTCTTTTGATTGACCAGCAATTTTAACAGTCCGCGGACCTGTTGGTAGCCAGAAATATTCTCGAAAGTTTGTTAGCATATCCCAATTTACGTTAGGATTCCACGCATAGAACTCTTGGGCGTTTAGCTTACTGTGGTTAGACACATCACCGTTAAACGCCTTTATTTGGTTTATAAAGTCAGGGTAGTCACTGAAAAACTCAACATTTCCTAAGTCGTCCTTAACAATAGTTGCAGGTTCTAGCTGACGATTCTGGCGCTGTTCGCTTACATCTTCAATGTAAGTATCGTTAGCTCGATACGCCTTGGCTGTTTTGCGGCCGTAATATCCTGAAACTTTCTCAGCAACACCTGGCTGAACCATTTGGTCTAGTGTACTACCTAAAAACTTTTCGTTAACCTGCGTCCTAAAATACTTAGGTAATAGGTTCGAACTTTTTCTATCGCCGTTACCATTAGCTGGTAGCGGAAAATCATTTTGATCGGTGTTAGACATTAGTAACTAAGTCCCCCAGTACTGTTTAGCGTGCCGACTGACTGAGTGCTCTGTAGCCCTCTATTAGTCGGCATATCTGATGTTGTAACAACTGTGCCATTAGCATTTAATCGTGATGCTGTAATTTCATCTATTAGTATGACATCATTTACTGATGCTCCACTAATAAAAATCTCGTCCGGTTCTGACCTTATTTCAAATAAACTGCCAAAACCTTGTTCTGCCTGGTTTGGAACAATAATAAATGTAACTAAATCCGGTGCCATTCTGTTCATAACAAAAGTGGCTAGTTCCTGGAAGTAAAACGTATCGCCAAAGTCCCAGTTGTCAATAGCAAAGTATTGATTAACAAGGCTTATGATCCGTGTTTTGATGTCGTTGTCATTTAACACTTGATCAGGATTCTTTACTGCTTTAAATGTTGACTGCAAATCTTCGTTCGCCTTTGATCCAAAAAGTACTTTGTACTTAACTGGGTGATAAATTACTTCGTCGCTTATTGACTTTATCTTATTAATAGACCTTCCGAACGACCTAAATAGTTGATCCGAACTAGGCGGAAGTGGCTTTTCTGTTAGCTGGCCGTCTAAATAAAGTCTGTACTGCCTGTCATATCCGCGTGTTAACAAGTATGTATCCATAATGTTACTCGAGCTCGGATCTATCCTATTGTTCGAATCTGCCGTATGTATATAGTGAAACTTAAGGTGGTCTCTACCAACAAATGCTTTGTAATCGCTAGTAATACTTAACGTTAATGTTCGTTTATCTAGTACCTTAAATAACCCAGAATCATTAAAGTAGAATACTTGGCCGTCAATTTCGGCACTTAATGGTCCTAGATCATTGTCGCTTATCAATAGTTTTATATTAAGATCTTCGTAGTCTGCGTATTGGTAATCTTCAGTTCCTGCCGAAGTTACATACTTTTCTTGCACTACTGTCTTACTTAGTATATTTGTATTTCCGTCTTTATCAGTTGACTCAGGAGCTACAATGTTTTTAAATAGCTCAGGGTCATCAACTACTCCATCGTCGTCACTGTCAAAAAACGTAAGTTCAACACGAGTAGTATCAACATATCCTTCTTTGTCTCTGTACTCTGACAATATTTCCCAGTCAAAGTTAGACAGAAACGGAGCAGCACTATCAGGTGCGGTATTGATGTTTAATATAGAGATCTTATCTTTAATAATCTTACCTGTTCTACTGTCGTATATTTTATCTATAGAATCATAGAAGAATCGTATTTCCTCGTCACTTTCAAACACGTATCGAAGGCCACGGTATGTAACCTTGTATCGTTCTCCAGAAGTTTCGAACTTTATTAACCAGCTAGCATCAAGGCCTTGGCCGCTTAGGTCGCCGGCAAATCCTGCGTTAAACGAGCTTCTTGCGTTTAAGTTAGCAGCTTTAATTAACCTCCATTGCCGAGTTCCGGCGTCAAACCGTAGTCCAAAATTATTAAACGCAAACGTTTGGTCAATCACTTGCCGCTTGACGTCGTCAAGCAACGACCCTGCAATCTTAGGACGTATTTCAGTTAATAACGCACCGTGCGGAATATTATCGCTTAGTGCCACAGCTCCCCATCCAGGTGCAATAGTTGTGTCAACACCGTTACTTGCAACTGCAAATACCTTAGTCCATATAGCTGTCTTGTCTCCGACTTTACTAGCAGATCCAGGCATCAGCGCATGATCTTTAGTAAAATAGTATCCCGTTGGAGGCACAAATTTAACTAAGCTCTCAGCAGTAACATATCGAAGATTCGAAGTAGTAAATGCTCCGACCTTTACTAATCCGGAATCCGGATTAGTAGGATCGTTACTAAAGAATCCTGTATATGTATTAGTGTCGCTAGACGTCACTAACCAAAATACATTTAAGTCAGCAGCACTAATTACCGGGAACTTATCGAAGTAAAAATGATTTATCTTCTTATCCTTAAATATAGGTTCAATTTCATTAATAATAACTCCTTCGATATCAGTCTGTGTTTCGAATGAAAAAGATGTAGTTCTATCAATATACTCCTTGTACACAATTCCGTCGTTGCCGTACAGGTTAGTACTGCTATATTTTCCAGTAGCATCAATTAAATCAAAGTACCGTGAGATACCACTTGATGTACGGTTAATCGACTTAACCTTTACAATTTCTTGGCTCACTGCTAACGGAGCTACGTTATAGTCTTCACCAGTAATCATTCTGTTTTGTGTGTAATAGGTAGCAGGCGCATTAGCTTTAATGCTAGCATTTGTTTCGCTAGTTGCTGAGTTCGAAACTGTAGTCTGTAACTCAACAGTAAATGTAATTTCTTCTTGCTTACCAAGCTTGCTCAAATAAGGAATAGAGAAATTAATACCTGACATTGCACCCGGAGTAATTACCATACTTCTATTTTCACTTATTCGATAGTATGACCTAAAGTTGCCTTTCGGCAATTCACCAAATACACCGTCCGAGAAGATTAAGTTAATTCGATCGTCTACTCTAGTTAACACACTAAACACATTACGAATGTTTTTACTGATACTATTATAGATAATATTGTTACCTTCAACGCTATCAACTTTGGTCCACAACTCTTGTTCATTACCGTTCGAATCTAATTTGTATAACCAGATATCTGTGTCATTAATATTAGTTGTGTCGATAGCAACAGTTTGGTTTGCTACTGGCTGAGTAACTGTAAACTGACCGTTATCGAGAACACCTTGGCGAAAATGCACAAAGAATCCTGTATTTGTACTACTTGGGCCGCGGCCGTCATTCCTGTAGAGAAAAGCAAAGTTATTTCCTGGTAACGGTGGTTCTTCAAAAAAGTCACCGTCACTTATATCAGTCGATACTATCTGAAACGGCGTGTTTTTCCCTTCTATTGATTTCTGGTAACTATACACCGGAACAGTGGTATTAAGTCCGTTAACTCTGTACTGTTCGGTCGGTATGCCGGCTACTTCTTCTTTCTTTGCAGGTCGCCCAAACACTCCGTTTACAGGAAGAGACGTGTTCATTACCTTAATGAACTGCTCGTACCAATTAGAGTTAGTACTATCGTTCCATTGGATTGATTGCCCTTTAAGGTTAATACCGTTACTATCTAGCAGGTCTTCCGAGGTGCGCACTGCCGAGAATTTAAGGAATCCGTTTGCTGCTTGGTTCCTGCTAGGGTTGTAACTAATAAGGCGTGCTAAACGCAGAACGCTTTCTCGACGTTCTGCGAGCTCTAAGAAGTTTTCTCGGGCGTTTAGATCAATACGGAAAGCAAGGTTCTGCCCTAGAAACGCAATCAGGTCAACAAGAGCAAGGTACTCCGAAGACTCAATATAGTCATTAAAGTCTTCTGGGTAATTCTCGCGCAAGTACGAAATCATTGTGCGTCTTAGATTGTCAAAATCGTAACTCTGGAAATCTGCGTTACGGAAGGTCTGGTAAACTCGCTTCCAATCTTCTGCTACTAGTAATCGATTCTGTCTATCTGTTGCTGACATTCTACTTTCCTCTGTTATAATGTATTTATTATAAAGAGTAAACCACGTATATAATTAAGCAATTAATCCGTTGGCTTGGTCAAACTGTAGCTGCATTTTCTCAGAGATGTTATAGTCAAGGAAGGTGAGAACACACTCGATTTGTATACCGTTAGAATATTGATCAACAATAACTCGATCTACTGCAACCCTAGGATCGCTGTTAACAATAATTTCAATATCTTGTACAATTACTTGCTTGAGACTTTCTGTAAGAGGTTCGTACAGTATTTCCCAGATGATTGTTCCAAACTCTGGGTTTTCTAATTTTTCACCTTGTCGTATATTAAAGTGATTTATAAGGTCTTGCTTTATGATAGCAATGTCATAAAGTCGGAAACCTTTGTTTTCTGTGTTAACAGTACTAGTACCGCGATAGACTGTGTTAGCCGTTGCTGCCCGGGCTCTGCTGCCGCTTTGCTTCGACTGTATTCTTTTATAAAGGCTTTTCTCTAATGTGCTCATAGTGTATTTATCCGAGTAATATTAAGTCTGACTAAACCAGCGAGACTCTTCATCTCGTCGTTGTGTTAGTCCAGCAAGTCTGTTGCCGTCAGCAGTATCGTAAAGCTTCATCTTGCTTGCTATTTGTGCATTAGTCCTTGTTCCGCCAGCAGTTACTTGATCTATCGAGCCATTGCCGAGATTATACGAGAACGACGATAGCGAATCAACTTGAGAATCATTCCAGTTATAGTTATTTTCTTCGCTGTAAGATTTTACAAATTCTCTTCGGCCAGCAACGTCAGCTATTAGTCTTGCTTCTGCTTCTTCTTCTGTAATAACTTCATTTCTACTTTTGGCCTTAGTACCGTACCCAATCGAATACTGATTATTGTCCCAATATGCCTTTGACCGGAAGCCTTCTTTCTTTTTAATAAAATCAGTTAGATCTGTAGGAACCGGTGTCATTACTGGTTTTCTTGGCAGGCCCCGCGAATCTACGTTTGTCCTTGTAGATGCAGGAACAGATCGGCCCGGCTGTTGTTGACGCAGTTCCGGTCCTAATTCAGAGGATGTACGGTTCTTTCTGAAGGTGTCAGTAGTTCGTATGTACTCAGAGTCTACTATAGGTTCTTCTATAAGAACGTCTGTCTTCTCTGGCTTAAAGTCTGCCGGCATTAAGTTTTCGTGCTGTAACCACGGTTCGTGACTTGGCATTCTCTTTACTATTGATTTAACTGTTACTTTGCTCATATCTGATGGAACTATTTGGCTATTATCAAAGGTTAACAAAGGTTCAAAAGTGTCTGCTACTACTGCGTCGACTGCTGGGGCCGCAGGCCCTGCGATTCCGCTGTTAATATGAACAAGAGACCCGTCTATAGCAATAACTGCACTAGCCAAAATATCCATCTTTCCTTTAGGGGAGTTTATGTTTATGTTTGCTCCAGAAAGTACATTTATATTACCTTCAAGAGTTTCTAGGTTATATTGTAGCTTTGCTTTATAATTTATATCTTTATCTGCAAGAACAAAGATTGTACCAGTTACATCGTGGTGCGAATCACCCTCAACCGTAAGGTTGCGGTCTTTGCCTACAGTAATGTCCTGGAACTTTTTAATATCGACTTTCATATCGTTTTCAACAAGGATGTGCGTGTCGTGCTTACTTTCCATTTGGATGTTACCACCTTCTTCCCTTCCTCTAGCTCGCATATGAATGTTTCGGCCAGCTTCGATATTAACATCCCTGTCAGCAGTAAAATTTAGATCTTGATCTGTATGCACACTTATGCTATCATGAGCATAAATGTCTATTTTGCCGTTACTGCTTAGTTCGATCCAGCTAGTACCTTTAGCATTCCCGATATAGATCAAGTCTTCGGAATTATGCATAAGAATTTGATGTCCTGTTCTAGTGCGCAACCTAAAAACTTCGTTTTGAGGGATAGTACGGTCGCCGGCGTAGTCGCCCTTTTCTACGTTTGCGTAATCTGGAGGACCTTCGCTTGCTGGTGTCTTGCGGATGAACTTGTCGTCACCGTCATCCATAACAAAGCTTGAACCACCGAGTCGATTAACAAAAACATTAGCTTTAGATCCGAACTCGCCATATTCTCCCTTAATAGCACCCGATCTTTTGTCAATAGGGCCTGGGGTACTGATGCCGAAGACTGCGCTCGGCACTTCGCGCCGCGCACTTGTAGTAGTTGTGCCTCGGTGCTCGTCGTCTATTAGCCCTTGTTTAACCAAAGATTCTGAAAAATCCGAATTGTAAGGCTTTGCGTACATTGTAGGATCTTTATTGGCTTTCGACAGTCTCTTATTATATTCACCGGTAGGAAGCTTTTTACCCTTTAGCTCACCAGGAGTGCCGTCAGTAGTAATTTCCGTACTGGCTCTACCATCCGGCAGCATAAAATTCATATACTGATCTTGTATGCAGCCTATCCAAAATCCTCTCGATATATCGCCTTCGGCAAACGTTACAAGTACACGAGTTCCGGTGTCAGGCGGTACAAACCACATTCCATAAGACTTCTGTGTATTTTCGTAGCCGTCGTTAGCAGTTGAGTGATCTTTGTTTGTAACTCCATAAAACGGACTTAGATAACTAACTTCGATAGTAGTACCAACTCTTTCTTTAAACGATCCTGCTTGATTTTTGCGCAGCAAGTCAACCTTAAGAGATCCCATATACCCAGGATCGAGGTGACTCACTACAACCGCTTCAAACGGGCCAGACCCTGTAAACCCTAGTTCCTTTAACGATTGTTGTGCACTACTTCTAATTTCTTTTGGCATTATTATCCTATGTTCTAGTCTGGTTGTTAGTTGTTAGTTGCATCTACTCTAGAGGGCAATGCATTTGGGTTAGCTACTGGTCCTGGAGTATTACGAGCAAATGCATTTGGGTTAGCTACTGGTCCTGGAGTATTACGAGCAAATGCATTTGGGTTAGCTACCGGACCTGGGGTATTACGAGCAAATGCATTTGGGTTAGCTACCGGACCTGGAGTATCACTACTAAACGAGCTAGATGATTGCTTTTCAATAATTGAGTTGCCACCAATGCCATCAAGTGATTGATTTCTGCGACGGATTAATTCGAGAGATTGCGTAAACTTATTTCCAGTAATCGTGGTTTCTACAGTAATTACTCTGTAAAATCCACTAAACCCATTAATTGTTTTGGTAGTGTTCGAATGAAAGTCCATGCCGCCGGCATCGTTATAATCAACAGGTGTTCTAAAATTAACAAGAATGTCTATTTCGTTTCTCTGATAGTCCATGCCGCCGTCTTCGGTCATTGTAGATTTTTCTTCACTAGTATTTGCTGTGTAGTTACCCATACCGCTGTCAGGCAAATAATACGGGTCTCCCCAAATCACAACGTTAGCAGTAATTAAGTCAGCGTTACTATTCAGTAGCGTATTATGAAACTGTCTGGCTAAGTTTTTCTTGGCATCAATTTCTCTACCGCCTCCGATCCAGTCACCTACACTATTAACTCCTCTGTTGCTATACGTAGGGGCTTTGCTGCCAGTCGAACTATCTAATCCATTTTCCGGCAAGGGCTTGGTATCTAGCCGAGAGTTAGCACCACCTTTCCTGTCATCGTCGCCTTCGTTCGCGCGGTCTGACAAAACTGCTTCGTAAAACGCTGTTCGAAACTGTATGTCAAAAGAAAGAACGTCTTGGTTTTCGCCGCTATAGATGTAGTTATAAACCTTTGATACCTGTTGAGCTCTACTCTCTGCACCGGCTGCATCTTTGTTTGGAGCAGTAACTACTCCAGAGTGAACCCTATACGGAACAACATTGTAAACAAATACCCTTGGCTTACGGCCTGTTACTGATTCGACAGCAGGACTGTTTAATAAGTAACACTCTGTCTCTACCTTAAACCAAGTTATCATTCCCTCTTTGTCTGGAGACTTGGTTGCATTTTCACCATAATTACTAATAAGAACTATCTCTTCAATAATCTTCTGAATAGTCATTCCTTGAGGAAACCTAAATGTACGTTGGTCGTCACTTAGGCTGAGCTCCGGACTGTCGCGGCGCCAAATCCTTGCTTCCGGATCATAAGTGTATATACCTCGAGGAAATGGGTGATCTGTACCTTGATTAAAATCTTCAGCCATAAGACTAGCGCCAATTTTGTTAACGTCTGTTGTTGACTCGCCGGTTATCGACTGATATATATTGTCGTTACCTTGTCCTCCTGCATTACTAAAATAGTCACCAACTCGACTCTTAAACTGTTCAGTTTTTATCGTAGAACTGCTAGTGCTTTCTTTACTTACAGTGGCACCGGATGGTGGGTCAATAGAACCAGAATTTGATGATCCTGCCTTTACTCTTGATTTAGGAAACCTAACAACGTATAAATCGTTTGCCGGTAACTCATCTTTTTCTGCTAATTCTTTCTGCTTCTGATTAATAATTGCAGTTAAACTCTGCTCACCGAACGATAGTGCTTCGGCTACTGACGCGCCTCGAATTTCTATCGGGTCAGTGATATCTTGTACTGCATCAGTTGACGTCTGTTCATTCCAGGGGATTCCTTCTACTACATATACCGACCCGCCGCTGTCAACGTCAAACTCAACATTTATTAGTTTGAAAGGAATTTTTTTATTTGTTTTGTTGGCCGGTTTAGCCACTCCGTCTTCGTTAACTCCGACAAAGTTTAATTCAAGCAAAAACGGAGCTTCTACATAATTTTTGTATCCTGCCCTATTTGCTGCTATTTCTAAGCTTTGTAAGAATATGCCCAAACTATATGGTTCGTAGATCTTGAACGATAGCTTAGTACCTAAACTCATTCCTGTTCTTTGATTCGGAGCAACTATAGATGTCATAGTAAAATCATCAATAAAGTACTCTAGGTTTCCTGCTTGCTCAAACCCAGTAGTAACGCGAGAGTTGTCAATTCCGCCGCCGCCCGATCGTAATATAGTGTATGTTGCTCCGGTTTTTCGATAACTGTTATACGGATCATTAACACTCTCCGGTGTCAACACTCCCAAAGTAAAGATACAGTTGTGTGTTGCAAATTCTTCTAAAGGATTTGCAAAAGCAGAACTAGAACCTGTAGATTGTTTTTCTCCTGACGACTGACTAGCCGACTGGCTTCCTTTGAACGTCTTTTTAGCCACGCTACCCGAAGCAAACGGGTTCATAGATGATGCGCTTGGAGACGTAGTGGCACTATTACCACTAACTGTGGCACTGGTCTTTTGGCCTCTGCTGTCTTTTTCTCTTTCATTACTACTTCCTGCCGAAAATATCCCGGAACCAAAGTCCTTCAGTTTACCGAACGTACTTTCAGCAAACTCGCCGATGCCGCTGGTAATATCAGATAAAGTGTCGCCTATTGCACCTATTACCCTAATGTCTCCGCTCTCATTAGTACCTGCAGAATCTGACGAGAATTGGCCAGGGCGTGACTCACCAGAGTCAATGCCCGACAATCTTGACAAAGTTTGTGCTTTTTCTTCTTGGATTCTATCAACTCTAGACATTTATATTCCTAAAAGGTTTTTTAGTGTTGCAGGCTTAGGTAGAAAGATAGTAGTACCTGCAATCATATCATATATAGGATCTTTGATTATATCCATGTTTCGTTGTGCAAATACCCACCATAGCTTTGGGCTACCGTAATAGTCATATGCTAACAAATCTGGACGATATGTGTACTGCGTTTCTATTGTGTATCTTACATCGTCACTTTCGGCTGGCACTGCTCGTATACTTAAAATATCAAGTGCGCCTAAGTTAGTAACTCTAGTTTGACTCCAAGGACTAGTCGATGCATACTGTGCCATTAGACAAACCCTCCTTTGTTAGTTATATAAGACCCGTTAACAAAATCATTTAAGTTGAACTTAGAAATAGCTTTCCTGCTGTAAGTAGGCATCACAGTAACAGTTATAAGGCTGTTGCTGGGTACCCAAGCAACCCCTACTGCATTAGCTGCTTTTACGTTGCCAGGGTCACTGCCGCCACCGGGTCCACCACTAGCACTGCTAGATCCAGGCGCACCTACATTCATGTCAACTGCAATGTAGTCAACATCTGACGGAAGGTCTACAGTAAAGTTTGTAACTACGCACGGCACGTCATTAAATACATAGTCTCCGTAACCGTTTAGCTTGACTCTTGGTGGCGGTTGCCCTGCGTTATCTCCGTCGCCATAAAACATCTTAGTCACACTTCTCAAGTAATGGATGGCAGCAAGCCAAAACCGACCATCTTCTGCATTTTCTACAGTAAAGTCGCCAGTAATAACAATTTCTTGCACACTACTGTTATCGTATATTTGGAAGGGATAGTTTGTGTGTACCGGTTGAAGACTATTATAATTAGCAGTATGACCTAGTATTATTGTAGGTGTGTACGGGAAAACTAAACCGTTTAGTTCTGCTAGTGGTTGTAACATCTTGTCAGCAGCAAACTGGGGAGGTAGACTAAGTTTAACTCGCCAGTCCGGATTTTCAATAGTATTACGCCATTGTGCAGTTGCAGTACCTTTGGCCTTCTGACTAGCTCCGCTGTTTATGTTTTTAGATCTATTTGCTTTTGCTAAACCAAACGCTGAGGTAATTTCTCCAACAAATTTCTTGCCAGTTTCAATTCCGCTGTTAAATGTGTCATTAGCAAATTCAGATATGCCTTCTGTCGGCAACGACCAACTCGGACTTTGATTTCGAGGACCAGGAGTCTGGTTAGCAAACTCGTTTGGTCTCCTAGGTGCACCCGGTGTGTCTCTGCTAAACGAGTTAGGATCTACTGCCATTTTAAAAATCTCCAATTGTATCAAGTATTTAGTTGACAAATTTAACTGTGTGTATTATAATAGTAAATACAGCCCTTAGGAGGGAAACATTGAAAAAACGCAACTATCTAAATAATAAAGATATTTTAGTACAAATACATAAGTCTAAGAACACATTTTGCAGCTTTTTGCAGCCAGAATTTAATCTGTTCGACCTTATATTGCTGGATGTCAAGGACATTCATGTCGCTACTAGGAATAAAACTGACGAAGAAGGGAATAAGGTCACGGATTACGGATCTATTGATCGGGCGAAGCGAGCCAAGGCTAAGCGACTAAGTTCACAAGCATACGAGGCTCGCAAACTTGCTGGAGAAAAAGTTAAGCAAGCTGAATGTGAAGTATATGTGGAAAACATTACTAAAGAAGAACTTATATTCCGAGTGATGACATTTGACCACATCCCCGATGCACCTGGCAGAAAACGCACGCCGAAAACAGTAGCAGACACTAAGATCAAACTGAACTTTCCACCGTTTAAGCACTATAAATTTAATAACGAAGGCGAAGTAATACTAGTCGGAAAAAGTCATTGGAAGGGAGATCTAGAACACGGTCACTTTGACAAAGACCACGGGCAAGCTACAAACGAGTTAGCTAAGATGTGGATAAAGTTGTGCGAGCGCTACGCTACGCGAGGAAACGTGCGCGGTTATACGTACAACGACGAAATGCGCGGACAGGCTATTCTGCAATTATCACAGATCGGCTTACAGTTCGACGAAAGTAAGTCAGACAATCCGTTTGCTTACTACACAGCCGCAGTAACCAACAGTTTTGTTCGCGTAATTAACATAGAAAAACGCAACCAAAACATTCGTGACGATATTCTTGAGATGAATGACCTTACTCCTAGCTACACCCGCCAGCAGGCAGGGCAGTGGGAAACAGAGGTTAAGCGCAACGACGACGATATGGAAAACGAACGGCGCAACGACACTAGCGACTAAAAATCCTTTGACATCAACGACTTAGTAGTGTATACTTTATAAAACTGGAGAAATAAATGTTCAAAAAGGCTGCTGTGTTTACAGACATACACTTGGGGTTAAAAGGTAACTCCAAGACACACAATCAAGACTGCGAAGAGTTCATTGACTGGTATATTGCTGAAGCTAAAAAAGCAGGATGCGAAACAGGCATCTTCTGCGGTGATTATCATCACAATCGCAACACGCTGAACATTTCAACCATGAATAGTTCCTTGAGAATACTAGAAAAACTAGGTAGTGCCTTTGAACAGTTTTTCTTTTTTCCCGGTAATCACGACTTGTATTATAAAGACAAGCGCGACGTCCATTCTGTTGAATTTGGCAAACACATACCCGGAATAACAATTGTTAACGAGATCACGGAGCGCGACGACGTTGCTCTCGTTCCGTGGCTAGTCGGTGACGAATGGAAGAAAATGGAAAAGCTAAAGTCAAAATATCTCTTCGGACACTTTGAACTACCTAGCTTCTACATGAACGCAATGGTGCAAATGCCTGACCACGGCGACTTAAAAGCACAGCACTTTAAGAATCAAGAATACGTGTTTTCTGGTCACTTTCATAAGAGACAGAAGAAAGGAAAAATACATTACATCGGAAATGCATTTCCTCATAACTACGCTGACGCATGGGACGACGACAGAGGAATGATGATACTCGACAAAGAAAACGACGGTGAGCCCGAGTTCATTAATTGGCCAGACGCTCCCAAATATCGTACAGTAAAGTTGTCCGAACTGTTAGACGAGAATAGCACGATTATCAAAAGCAAAATGTACTTGCGAGTCGAAATCGACATTCCGATTTCGTTTGAAGAAGCAAGCTTTATCAAAGAGACATTTATTAATCAATACAACTGTCGAGAAATTACGCTGATTCCACAAAAGCAAGTAGAGGAAATGACTTCGGACATTAACATTAAGCACTTTGAAAGTGTAGATCAAATTGTTTGTAACGAAATTACTGCTATTGACTCTAACAACTTTGATAAGAAAATGCTGCTAGACATCTACAACGAGTTATAATCAATGATAAAAATTAAAGATTTAACGGTTCGCAACTTTATGAGCGTAGGAAACATTACGCAAGCTGTGAACTTTAATAAAGAAAAACTGACCTTAGTGCTAGGCGAAAACTTAGACCAGGGCGGCGACGATAACGGCTCACGCAATGGTACTGGAAAAACTTCTATTATTAACGCACTTAGCTATGCACTTTACGGTACTGCTCTTACAAATATTAGGAAAAATAATCTAATAAACAAGACTAACAATAAAGGCATGCTAGTAACGCTGCATTTTGAAAAGGACGGACTAGATTATCGAATAGAACGCGGAAGAGCACCGAATTTTCTAAAGTTCTATATCAACGAACACGCGCAAGAGATTACAGACGAGTCACAAGGCGATAGTCGTAGGACACAGGACACCATTAACGACTTATTAGGTATGAGTCACGACATGTTTAAGCATATCGTTGCACTAAACACATATACCGAACCGTTTCTTAGTATGCGAACTAATGACCAACGAGCAATTATTGAGCAATTGTTAGGCATTACTATCCTATCAGAAAAAGCAGATGTTCTTAAGGAAAAAGTTCGTGCAACTAAGAACCAAATTACCGAAGAAACCTTAAAAATTGATGCCATCCAAACTGCTAACAGTAAAATTGAGCACACAATCAAAAGTCTCGGCACAAAGCAGAAGATGTGGAATAAAAAGAAGCAGCAAGACATTGATAATCTCTTACGCGCAATATCTGAACTAGAACATCTTGATATTACTAAGGAATTAGTCGATCACGAAAACCTATCCAATTGGACCGACACCAATAACAAGGTCGTTGCACTCAGTAAAGAGAAAATCACGTTAGAGAGTGCTTTAACACGCGCTGAGAAGACGGTTAACACAGTACAACAGGACATTAACGACCTTGAGTGTGCAAAGTGTTACGCATGCGGGCAGGAACTCCAAGAAGACAAGAAAAAAGAGATAGACAACAAAAAATCTAAAGAATATGACGATGCAATGTTATACTATACCGAAGTCACTAGTAAGTTTAACAAAGTTGTCTCTGAGCTAGATGAAATCGGCAATGTAGACAGCAGGCCGTCTACGTTTTACGAAACAATGAAAGAAGCATACGAACACCAGAACAACGTTGCAAGCCTGCAACAGGCACTTGAGTCAAAATCTAATGAAGAAGATCCGTATCAAAGTCAGATCGAGGAGTTACAGACTGACGCAATCCAAGAAATTACTTGGTTCGCAGTGAACGACCTCACTAGTTACAAAGAACATCAGGAGTTCTTGCTAAAGCTGCTTACAAACAAGGATAGCTTCATACGTAAAAAGATTATTGATCAGAATCTTGCTTACCTAAACCACAGACTGTCGTATTACTTGGATCGCTTAGGGTTACCTCATCAAGTTACGTTTCAAAATGACTTGAATGTCGAAATTACCCAATTAGGCCAGGACCTTGACTTTGATAACTTGTCACGCGGAGAAAGAAACCGTCTTATACTAGGTCTTAGCTTTGCTTTCCGAGACGTTTGGGAGAGCTTGTATCAGAACATTAACTTACTGTTTATTGACGAACTTATAGATAGCGGACTTGATAGTGCCGGTGTAGAAAGTGCTTTATCGGTACTAAAGAAGATCGGCAGAGAACGTGAAAAGAATATTTTTCTAATCTCCCACAAGGACGAACTGATAGGACGAGTAAATCACATTCTCAAAGTAATAAAAGACGGTGGCTTTACTAGCTATGCAAACGATATAGATGTGGTAGAATGACATGAGCCAAGAAACAGTAAACGAAAAAATGGCAAGGATGCGAGCTGCTCGTAAAGACGAAAATAACAAGCCGATACCCGAAGACGAGTATCGGAGTGTTAGCGATGAGGAGTTTCACGACAGTCGAGATAAGCTAGCAGAAGCTTATCTCGAATACTTTGACGCCTACTTTATATACTTAGAGAAGGATTCCTACAGAACCTACTTTAAATTCCAGAAGAAGCTCAGGCACCTTATCGATATGGCTAAATTAGTACAGCTGGATTGTCAAGATAACTTTTATAACGAAAGATTACGTCCAGGAATACGCAAACAAAGGAAAAGGAATGCCCAGCAAAAGTAAGACCAAAGGTAAAACGTTTGAGAGAGAGATATCCAAGTTTCTCTCTCAAACGTATGCTTCTAGCTTCACTAGAGTGCCCGACTCCGGCGCGTTTACTGGTGGTAAGAATGCGCATCGTCGAGACACCCTTACCGAAGGGCAGATCAGAGCACACAAAGGCGACATTATTCCACCAGACGACTGGAAATACTTCAACTGCGAGTGCAAAAACTACGCGGACTTCAGTTTCCATCAACTGTTTACACAAAGTCCAGTTCCTATCTTAGAAACTTGGCTAGAACAAACGCTAGAAGCAGCCGACCCAGGCGATTGTAGCATTTTGTTTATGAAATTTAACCGCAAAGGCAAATATGTAGCATACTTAATGCCAGAACCATTCTATACCATCAGGCACTTAGATTATATTGACAATGGCGGCAACGTTTGGCGTATTACCGGCTTTGATGACTTCTTTGAACACAACACTGTTAACTTTGAGGCACGTTGTAAAACAATTTCTTAAAACTTCTCACACTTAGGCACATTTAACAACTCATAGGCACATTTAACAACTCATAGGCACACAACCAGCACTGTTTGGTCGAGGTAGCTCGACTCATCAAGAGTTTGCGATGTAACATCGTCGACGGATATCGATGCGCTGGAAGGCAAAAGCTAACTAAAGGCTTTAAAAGAAGTAGGCTCTGTGAAAAAGAGACAACCTACAGGTAAGTAATTTCGCTTAATAGGGATTAACTGCCATCCGTTGATATTGTGAAGCTAGAGTAAGGGGTACCGGTCAACCGCCTCTGATACAGAAATGTAAATCTCTTTTATTAAGATGGTGACGCTCACTC